TAATTGTTGGTTGTTATTGAAGTAGTAATACTTTGGAATTATAAAGTTCGGTGCGTCTGTTACTCCACTGGTAGGACATGACCCAAATGGTAATGTGTATTCTTGTTCCCCCGCTAAAATATTATTAGTTGATACATACTTGTACCTTCCATATACATGAGCATTTACATCGTAAAATGCTTTTGGTAAAAATTCATTATCGGTAAACCTGTATGTCCATACCGCTTGTTTGGATAGGTCAAATGATAATGGTTCAATTCTATAATCTTGGGAACGGTCAATTCTTTGTGTCCAATCTTGTTGTGGTCTATCAAGGTCATTGTAATACCAGTTGTATGGCTCAAACCTAACTGTTCGGGTATCTTCATCTTGTACTATAACCAAATTAAACATGGTGATGAGTGCTTTGATAAATTCCCCCGCGTTCATATTGTCAATACCCAATTTGATATCAACCACATTATCACCATTTAGTAATGGTGAATTATACAACTCCCACATAGGTGCTGTTTCACTCAATGCTGGTGTAGTGAAAGGTTTTATATTTACCCTAGCACCGGCACCTGGCCCACCAGTTACAATATCTACATACAATGCGACAAATTCCCCCGTTGTACAAGTTCCACTGAAATACAGGTCAATATCCGTGTCGGGGGTAAGGTAATCAACAAAGTATTCGGGTGATGAATAAAATGGTGTTTCCCCTGATAGTGTATTTAGGTCATTACCTTTTCTAGCACTTATCCTAAATCGTAAAAACGGGACATTAGGCCCACTTGTATTACCAGCACCATCGTAAGAAAAACGGAAATTCCAATAGTATTCACCATTATACGGAACTCTAAAAAAAGTTCCATTTGGGTTAGGTGGTGGTGGGTTATTTGTTGTAACTGAACCCAAAGTGAAATTACCCAATGGGTCATAACCAGTTTGTCTAAAACTTGTGAAATTTAGTTTGTTCCTGAAATTTACAAAATCAAAATAGTAGGTACTAAAAGGTTCCGTGAATACCTTGTAGATGTTCTCGTTTGTAACATCTTCCGCAGTTACAATACCCAACTTACCATTTTGGAAAGTATCCATATACAAAGCATCAAAATATTCTGTATCAAAAAATTCACTGACAAACCTGTATTCGGTTAGGTCAAATATTTTTTCTAATACCTTCTTTATTCTAATTGCTGGCTTGAAGGTGTTGATGGTCACTGGTGTTAGTGGATCATCAAAACCATTAGGTATCCCAAAATCATAATGGAACTCTGCGGTTGTTCCTGTATCACTAGGGTACTTCAACCCGTAGTTGATAAGGGGGTAAATAACATCACCATCCAATAAACCATCAGTGGTTCCTGCTTTTGCTTCCCAACTTTGTACAATATTGTCATAGGTGAGTTCGTGGGTCATATCATACCAATCAAGTTGTTGAAGGGTATAATCACGCACTTGGCTAAAAAAATCACTTACATCACCCAAGATATAAACCTCATACAATCTGTTATAATTTCTTTCTATAACAGCGTTCAATCTCAACACACCAGTGAATATATCTGTCCCCCTATATTGAACCACACAAGGTATTTTATTCAGGGGGTTAAAATCAACCCCGTTTACCTCAAAGTAATGTTCAAGTACTTTTGCGTTATTACTGGTATCGGGAATTGTAATTGTCTTACTATAAGGAACCCTTCTACCTGTTAGGTCAGTAAGGTCACTCTGTTGTATTACAAGTGAAATGGGGATGTCCTCAAAGATGTCAAGTTGTTGGTATGTTTGACCCGATATGTTTACCAATAATGTCGTGTTCATCACTTATGGAGTAGTTGGATGTTATTAGCATATACATAAGTAAGTTCCAAATTATAAATGGTTCTATTACCTTTTATCTTTCTTACAAACTCCGTATTAACAATATTTACTGGGTATATCCCACCATCAGCCTGAATTTCATATACATCATTACTGGTATATAATTCTTCCAAATACATAAAATCTGGTTGGTTGATAAAACCACTATTCACAACTACCGTTAGTGCCATATCTACATCACTATCGGTAAGACCACGGCTATATTGTGTTTTTATTGGGTTATTACTACCCCAATCAGTATTCCAACTTTTATAGGTTTCCCTTGTAATTCCAATACCTTCATTTCTCTCGAATAAAAAGGTGTAATAATCCCAGTGCCCGTAACGCGATAAAAACATCAACTGCCTGTGGTCATTAGCCGAACGGGTACAATTAGGTTCAACATTGAAGGTGAATATTTCACTAACTGCTGTATAACCCGTACAAATTCCTTCTGTATAGGTCGTTGGGTTGGGTTGTGGTACTACTGCCATATCAACAAGTATAAGTGTCTAAAATAACCCCTGAATTGTTTATTTGGAACGCATAACCTGCTCCAATACCCCCAACTTTCAATGCTACCCATTGGCTTCCACCATTAGTGGGTGATGATGGGTAGGTATCATAAATTATATCACCATTGGTTAAAGATGCCAAAGGTTTAGTTGCTGAATAACCCCTTACCGTAAGATAAGTACTACACGCAGTAGACCCATCAACAGCATCGGGTGTTGTTCTACCTAAAAAGTTATATACCGTAACTGATGGAGTAGGTGTTGGTGTTCCTGTTCTTGTCGGTGTCGGGGTTGGTGTTACCGCACAAGGCCCGTTGTTCTGTATGAATACATCTATACTTGAAAGTGGGGCACTACAACTACATACCGTTACAGGTACAAGGTAACTCAAAAATACCTGTTGTGTATTACCAAATTCACAATTCACAATACTAACGGTTTCACCCCTACCATCACCAGTATAGGTCAAAGTATAACTAACACAAGTTTCACAAATAGGTGTGGTTGATGGTGTCGGTGTTGGAGTTGGAGTTGGTGCGTTTGGTGTCCCTGATGGGGTTGGTGTTGGTGATACTGGTATCGGGGTTGTTGAACCAGTAAAGTTTCCAAATAACTGAACTGTATAACTAACAGCATTGGATGGGAACCCTGAAATATTCATTGGGCCTGCTCCTACATACAAAGTGTTGTAAGTTGTTGAACTTACAGGTTCCAATAAATAAAGTTGTTGGTATACTTCACCACAAACACTTCTAGGCCCACCACCATTAGTTATGATATTTTCATACTGGTGTGTGTCTATAAGGGTTCCTGAAGCATTATAAAATTTATACTCTACATAGTAGGGTTGGCTAAATAAGGGGTTGTTCTCATCATTACCCATATAGTAGTTGGTAAATGCTAGTGTATAATATTCACTAGGGTCTATCCTTCTATAACGGGGGGAATTGGTAAGAAACAAACCACTTGTAGTTGGGTTGGTAGTTATTGGTGAACCACTCAATACAAACGGGTCAATGTTGAAGAATTGGTTGTTCGCATTTCCTTCAACCCCCATCGTTGACCTAAACACTTTGTAGGTATCACTTTGTACCGAAGGTGGGCCTACGGTGGTTCCACTACCAGTAAAACCTGTAACATTACCTAATTCAGTATCACTATACTCATATCCACATTTGATATAATAACTAATGGTTTCATCTTCATAAGGTCGTGAAAATGGAAATGTTTGGTGTGCGTATATAGGTGTTGTATTCCACAACGCAATGGGGTTATTCGCACAATATGTTTCTAATACCTGTTGTAAATCACAGATACCCAAACCATAGGGGTTAGGTTGTGCTTTTGCGGTAAATTCCAAACTACCATCCACATAAAGTTCATATACATACTTGAACCTGAATTTGTTTGTTGTGTCCGCACTTAATGTAAAATAAATTCCATCACTCAATACTGGCTGGAATTCATACGGGGTCTGTGTAAATAAGATACTCATGATATTTTTACCTCAAATGTTATTTCTGTTCCACCTTGTCCTGTCTTACTACCACCCTTCTCAAATATCGCTCTAACTTTCCTTGTCAATAACTCACGGAACCAATTAGCACTATATTCACCGAATAGGTCTAATACATCTTTTTCAGTTTCTCTAACAGCGTTTTCTATAAAGTTTATTCCGTAGTATCCATACTCTTTTATACTACGGGCAACAAGGAAGGTTCTTTGGTCTGTTGTTAGTGTTGGAACTTGTAGTGCGGGTTTACTTTCAACCCAATCTCTAATGTCTTTGATATTGGGGTATCTTACCGATGGTTTCCTACCGTAGTTGACCCAATACCAATAGTTAGCACTTCCAAAATCAACAACTAAACGCAGTTCACCATCATCCAAATCACTCTCATAATATACCTCAACACTATTATAAAGTGTAGATGTGTTTATTCGTGATGAAGGTAAAGGTGCTGGGTAATTTGTGTTTACGGGTTTAGGGGTTCCAGCATAAGTAAGTGATGGGCGTTGTATCAGCAATTGCTTCTGTATACTACCCTTTACAAGTTCACTTACAATATCCTTTATTTGTTCCATCTTTCAGGTTAAAACGCTTGATAATCAGCAACTCTGTTGATGTAAATTTTACCTGCGAATACTTCTATTCTCCATAGGTCAGTTCCGTTGTTGGTCAAAGACGCAATATTACCAGACCTGAATACAGTATAACCGGAAGCGGTCAATGAACTAATTGTGTGTCCACCATTAGTGGTAATTAACAATTTATATTCAGTACCATCTTTTACATTTGTAAATGTTAGGTCGGTATTACCTGTTACTGTAATTGTCTGTTGTGCCCCATTATTCCAATCAAGTGTAAATGTGGTTCCTGAACCAGCATTATACACCTCACTAGTACTTTGTTGGTATACATGGATATTGTCTGTGTGTGTCGTTCTATCATACAAAGCAGTTCTACCTTCGGTCGCTATCATTACACGGTTATTACCACTAGTGATAGTTGAACCACTTGAAGATATAATACCACTTCTATCAGCGTTTCCACTAATGGTACAACTTGTTGAACCAATAATTTCAGCATAATCAGTATTACCAGAAATGGTGTTATAATCTCCACCATATATTTGGTTACCTATACCTATTTTTATTTGGTTATTGGTACCACCCATAATTTGCGAATAGGGTGCGTTGTCAATAAGTGATGATGATGACGCAAAAATTCCCATATTTTGGTCATTACTACCATCACCAGATATCGTAGAATTTTGTGAACCGATGATAACATTGTTATCACTTTGTGATGTAACATTACCAACAACAATTTCACTACCCGTTGATGATATAACACTACTTTGGTTAGTTCTACCACTAACATAACAACTACTTGAACCCAATATCATATTACCACTTATACCAACAGAAGGTTGTGTCATATAACTTTGTAATGAACCCAATATAACATTTCGGGTTGAACCAGTAAGGAAATTCATATCACTGTTGATACTTGATATAATAGCATTTTGGTTACTATCACTTTCTCCATCTAAAATAGAGTTTTTGGAACCCATGACAAAGTTGTTATACATACCACTACCCCCATCCTTGATACGCATTGTAATATCTTGTGAGAAAATGGCACCACTTTGATATTGGTATCCACTTGCGGTAGTTCCCAACTCTACGGTATTGGAAGCAAATACTGATAGTTGTTGTCCGTTGGTGTTGAGGTTCAATGCGTATGAACCACCATATAAACCTAACCTTATATCCCCACTTAAGTTTACCGCTTCTGTACCAATAAGACCATTTCTTTCACCATTATTGAAAGTATTACTTTGTGAACCTGCGATAAAACCATTATTTTGATTGTTGATGGTATTATTATTACCCCCCAAGATAGCGTTGTTTTGACCACCATTAATTTGGTTGGTAAAACCACCACCTAACCACGATCCGTCACCTGCGTAAATTGTATTACTTCTACCACCAAAGATACCTGTACCGATACTACCACCTCTGTTGAGTGAATTTTCAGCACCTACAATGGTTTTAGCATAACCGACATTTCCGTTTTCCGTAATTTGTGAACCAACGGAGTTGATGATAGCATTGAAATTACCTGTATGGGTAATTGTGTTTCCAGTACCACCGATAATAAACTGATAATCACCATCGGTTGCGGTATTACTATACCAATCGTTTACAAAAGAATTTACACCATCACTTTCTAAAAAGAACGCATCCCCCGAAGTACCACTTGAACCACTGGTTCCGCTTGAACCCGAACTACCTGATGAACCACTACTTCCACTTGACCCTGATGAACCTGTCGATCCGTTAGTTCCTGATGACCCACTAGTTCCTGATGACCCACTGGTTCCTGATGAACCACTTGAACCTGATGAACCTGTCGCTCCGTTTGTTCCCGAACTACCACTGGTTCCAGATGAACCACTTGATCCAGCACTACCTGAACTACCACTCGTTCCACTTGAACCTGAACTACCTGATGAACCATTAGCCCCTGAACTACCACTGGTACCTGATGAACCCGAAGTACCAGCACTTCCACTAATACCACTTGAACCACTAGTTCCCGAACTACCACTAGTTCCTGATGAACCACTAGTTCCCGAAGAACCACTGCTTCCTGATGAACCTAAAAAGTTCTCTCTGTTTATTTTGTATGTTATTGTTTCACTGGCATTATCTATAATAAGATAAGTTCCTGCGGGGTTACCCACATATTCGGGTAATTGGGATATTTTTATATCACTCATAATTGTTAGGGTACATATACTAAACGCATACCGCCTTCGGTGTTTATTATTAGGTTGTTTTCTGTAAGGATATATTTGGTTTCGTAATAATCGCAAGCGTTGATATCCTCAAAGACAATTATATTCACCGACAATGCAACTCCAGCGACATGGTCTGCCATGCGTTCCATGAACGGTAAGGCTTGTGCTGGTAGTTGGACATCCATATACTCATACAGGGCGGGGATGGTGTTTATTCCTCTTTTTATGTAGGATAAGAACCTACGGGCTTGTAAGGACATATCACTGACGATATCCTTTTCATTGGATAGGTCGGGATGTAATATATCAGCAAAAATAATATTTAGGGTGTATGTGGTTGTGTTTTCATCGTAAGATACACTTTGGGGAACCACAAACATATACGGATAATCAACCGTAGTTCCACTGGTGTTTTTACCAAAATCAACAAGGTTACCATACCCAAAAGTTTTTAGTTGTGGGCTCTGCTGTTGGAATATTTCCAATAGGTCAAGGATGGTATGGAAAGTTACATAATGTCTCATCTGTTCTTATACATTTGTTCTAATTTTTTTTGTTCTTCTCTTTCTTTTAGTAACCTATCTTTTATCAAACTGGCAGTACTCAAAATTAAATATACACTCATAGTTTCCATCTGGCGGAACTTGGTTATATCTTCCCCGCTAATTTGATATGTGAGATTAAAATAGTATCTAGCGGCAGCCTGTCTCGCATCCATTTGGGGAGTATCTTGTACCCCTTCATCATCCACTTGTTCCACTTGTTCGTCAATTCCAAAGAGTTCCTTATACCTGAAATGTATTGCCTTCCTATTAGCAAAAAAAAATTGGCACATCCAAACCAATAGTTCACAGGTAATTCCTTGAATAACTCTGCTCTAATACTAACGGTTTCACTATCATAAGGTTGGATGATATAACCCTTCTTATCATTTCCAATAACAGGTCTGTATAATACAGCCATAATGGAGTGGATGTTGTCAATTACATTGTCCCCACTACTCAATATTTCAAGATCCTGCCAAGCCCCCCACGCTAACTTTTCCCACTTATTCTCAAACCCATATTCAATACCATCGTGGATAAATGTTGGGACAAACTCATTTGGGTTAGCCTGTTCGATACTATTGGTGATGTAACTTGTTACAAGGTCAACCTGTGATTTAGGTAGGTTTTTTAGTTTCTTTGCTGGCATATCTAAATACAATGCCAGTAGGTCAGTGGTGGTTCCTGTTATACCATTACCCTTATTGAATTTTTGGTATTGCCATATTTTTAGTTGGGGGTCTACCGTTATCTTTTTATCGTCAAGTTGTAAAACTATCATACTATTACAAATTTCTTTGGTTTATGTCCTATTGTCATTTCCACGCAGTATCTAATACTGTCAATGGTATGGTTGTCTTTATCTTCGGGGGTGTCCAATAATTTCCCGTCCTTATCAGTTTTCCACTTGTAACTACCAAACTCTTGTAAAATGTTTTTACTATCGGTGGTGATAAAATTATAGTGTTGTTTCATAAGGTCTATACCATGTAGGATACTTTTTTTATTTACTGGCTTTGCGTTGTATTTGTTTCTACGCAATTCTTCTATGGTCTGTGGTTGTGAACTATCACACCATATTGTATCTGTCTTATCTATATTCAGGGTGGACATCTTGTGTATTAGGTCACCAGTGGTAAGACCCCTTGAATATAATAGTTCTTTATAAAACAAACTATCCCCTTCTTGATATACCCCTACTATGGTTGTGGCATCATTGTACCCAAAATCGGCTCCGTATCCTAATAACTTTGCTGATGGTGGTATTTTCTCTATTGTGTTCCACTTATTAAACACAAGGGTGGTTGCTATACCCCTTTCCCCTAATGTGTAGATACGATAAAGGTTTTCATCCTTATCTTTGAGATTTTCTAATTCCTTGATAATGTTTTTATCCACAAAAGGGTTATCTTTGTAAGTTGTCTTAAAAAGGTAACTATCATCCCTATTTTCCAAATCATAAACCCAACAAGATAACTCACTAGGGTTAAGGTCAAGGATCGTTTTATCGCTTGTGCGAAAAATAAGTTGGTTCCAATCTTCTATCGTGAGTTCATTTGCTTCGTTACAATACAGATAATCTCTTTTGGAACCCCTTAACTTCTGTGGTTCATCAACACTAAACCAGTTGATAATGTTTGTCCCCAACTCATAAAAACCTTCTTGTTTGTGAAATTTTGTTGGGTCATATATGTTGAATTTTTCCAATACTTCAACAAGGTCTTTGAGTACAGAGTTTTTCAAGGATGGTAAGGTTTTTCTTACTATGGAAAGGGTCTTACCTTCTTCTTGTAAAAGTTTCACTATCCAGTAAATAAGGATGTTGTAGGTTTTCCCACTTCGGCTTCCACCTTGTGCTACAACAATTCTTTTTCCTACTTCATCACTATATTGTAACTCCTCAAAAACCTTTGTTGTTTGTACCCTCATAATTTATCCAACATTTTATCAAACCATAGGTCAAGGTCGTAGTATCTACTATTTGTTCCTTTATCACCATAACCTTCCATCTTGAAAGTTCCACCTCCAAAGTGTGCCGTATCCCTTGTTGTTTTACCACCTTCACTTATGGATACTTTACCATCGTTCAACATATCATCACAGACAAGTAGGTTGGGTGTGAAACGACCTTGTGTATGCGGTTCTTTTGTTTCCTCTAACCATTTTTCAGTATCCCAACCTTTATGTTTTAGTGTTTTACCAAGTGGTTTAGCACTACTCTTATCCCCCTCATCAACAAAAGGTATTCTACAATCGTCTAACCACATTATCCCCTTACTATACATTACTTACCTTCCTTGAAAAACTTTATCAGTTCATCTCTATCAACCTCACATCTTTCTCTTACAATATCCATATACTCTGGTTCCCTTTCAATACCCACAAAGTTTCGGTTGATGAGTTTGGAAGCAACCCCTGTCGTTCCACTACCTAGAAAAGGGTCTAATACCCAATCACCTTCCCTTGTAAAAAGGGTGATGATATAAGACATCAGTTTTACTGGTTTCGTGGTGGGGTGGTTGTTCTTATCAACCCCCATATCCTTTTCCTTCTTTGCTGGTTTAGGAACTTGTAGAAATGGATATGTCATTTTGATATTGTCGGGTAATGCTTCAAAGTTCAGGACATTATCTATGTAACTTTTTTGTCCGTGTGGTTTCATACCGATGATGATATGTTCCACAGCAGGTTTAGGTTGGAACCCTAATTTACTACCTTCATATTTTTTAGCAAGATCTGTTGATGGTTCAGTTTCGTCAATAGTATCATTTGTAAGCCAACCTGAATTATCATTATCATACCTAAATTCCATACCCTTCTTATGGTTAGGTTTAGATGAAACAACTTTTCTTTCAGCACCGAACCTCTTATCTATCATCTTACTTGTATCACCCGCTTTTGGAAAGCCTGTATGGTATGTCCAAAGAATTGGTGAGAAACTCATATCAAACCCCGCATCTTCTAAATCTTTTATCATACGATACAATACATCACTACGGGGTGATGACATAACCGCAATAAACGCACCAGGTTTCAGTACCCTATAACACTCCGTCCAAATATCTTTTGGTGGTAATACATTATCCCAACTCTTTCCCATAAACTCAATTCCGTATGGTGGGTCGGTTGCTAATAGGTCAATAGACCCGTCTTTTATCGTTTTTAAGACATCTTTGCTGTCTCCGAGTAGTAAGTGTTGTTCCATATTATTTTATAATTTCTATGTTTATTTGAGATGCGTTGGGGTCAAACCCTACTACAACCACATATTCTTTATTGAACCTATCAACCAACATTTTATCCGCATCAGCAATTACTTCTCCTGGTACAGTAATTTTTACTATTGGTCTCGGTCTAAATAATTTCCACAACATTATTCTTCCAACTTTGTTTTTACAATTTCTATCGTGATAGGTTGTTTGTCTATTGGTTGTCCTTGTGTTGTTACATCCACCTTTGTGCTTTCACTCCAATGCTGTGGGAATTTGTTACGGACAATAAGAGACCATAACCTTGAATTGAACCCTACACCCCCGTCTTTTTCCATTGCTTTGTGTGCCATATTGTACCAATATTCTTCACAGGTTTTTTGATACTCTTGGACGGCTTCATTATATTTTGGGTTTCTTTTGAGTAATTTGTGGTGTCCTTCCCAAGAAATACCAAGTTCGGTGAGAAAATGAGTAATATGTTTACCTGTCTTTCCTGCGTCAATTATGATACTATACCACTCGGGGTTCATGGTCTGCTCTAATGGTGGTCTTCCTACTTTTCTTTTTTCTTCCATTTTATTTTCTTTTATAATGTTTGGCTTCATAAAGGTTTCTAGCCAGTTTTATTTTTTCAACAGCATCTTCCTTTGTAGGTTGAAGTGAACTATTTGGATACAAACCATTATATACAGCAAATATCTCAACCCAATCAAGATCTGTATATTCCGTTGAAGGTTTTACAATTATCAGTTCATTGTATAGGTCATACGCTATTTTCAAATGTTCCTTACTCTGTAAGTTATTTAGTTTTTGTACCTTTGCTTTTTTGCTACAATTACATCCAGCCATTTCTTTCTTTATTTATTTGTTTGTTTATCTCACCCAAAACATAAGCACTTTCATAATCTTCTAACTCCACTGCTTTTTCTTCAAGTTTTTTTATTTGTTGAGATAAAAGTTCATACTCAATTCCCAAATTATCCATATCGGTAACTAACCCCCGTTTTAGTTCTTCCAATATTTCCTTTTGTTCCTGCTTGGTCTTCTTGAACCAACCATCGGTAATGACCTTTATATTCATACTAAATAAATATAATAAAAAAAAACTATATGTAAAATAAAAAAACCCCGTAGTAAATGGCAGAAACTACGGGGTAAAGGGGTAGAAAAAAAAATGACATGTATGAATAATGAACTACCCCCTTCAATACAATAAATATATTCTTGTAATTAAAAGTGTGAACCCAATAGCCTTGGGTTTTTACACTTTTTCTATTGGGTTCTAAATAAATAAAAATAAATGGGTGTATATTTTTACTAACTCACAATTTTTTACTTCAATAAATATATTGTTTTTTTTCAACAGGTCAAGTTTATACTGAAAAAAATTTGCTAGAACTAGCATTACTAGTTCTGGTATAAGTACTAGTGCTAGTTCTAGTAATATAATAAATAAAAATTATATTCATAATTTTTATTATACTAGTACTAGGCTAGTTCTAGATAAAAAAATTTCTTTTATTTATTACTATTATCAAGAAATGCTTTTTTTACAACTTTTGATAATAACATCTGTAATGCTAGTTCTAGTAGTAGTTCTAGGTAATTTTATCCAACGGAATAAAAAAGTAAATAGAAAAAAGTTTTTTTTTACAAATATTGGTTTTTTCTAATTCTTTTGTATATTTATAACTATATGGGTGAGTTTGATGAATACTTGAATAGGCGTATGCTAACCGAAGAAGGTTGGGTATACTTCTGCCGTATTTGCGGAGAATATCGTCCAGAAAAAGAATTTTATAACCGTAAGGATACCAAGTTCGGTATTGAGACAAGATGTAAAATACACTTCACTAAAAAAGATGAAGGTGATGATGGGACAGACAACCACTTGAAACTGGCACCACTTACCCGAGAAGATTTTAGGGGGGCTCAAAAGGTTCTTGAAAATTTGGGTTATAAGTTCGGTAAAAATGAACTCACAGTACATCAACAATTTCTAAAAAAACACAACATAAATGGCTAAACAAAAACTAACATACAAAGAAGTATTACTGATCAAACACCTACTAGGTCAGGGTCTCAAATCAGTTGAAATACACAACCTTATTGGAAAGGTGGGTATCAAACAAATTTCCAAGATAAAATTGGGTCAACGATGGGCTGAAGTACCCACACCTAACCCCGAATATGGTAATGAACTTTTGCTTCGTTTACAGCGTCTAAAAACACTTGAATTGGAATGCCTCGGTTAGTTGTTATTGACGGGGTTGAAATGAAACAATGTAATGGATGTGAACAATTACTTGATATTACAGAATTTCATAAAAACAAAAGAAACCCCGATGGGTTCAATTACAGGTGTAAAGCGTGTGCGACAATCACTAAAACACCCCAAGAACACATAAACAGTTCAAGGGAAGTGTTGGAAGCAATGGGGTATGATACCGACCCAAATAACCCAATATCGGTTCACAAACAATTTCTAATGAGACATAACCTAAATAAATAACAAATGGTAAATTTCAATACTTTTCGTGATGATATAAAACAAATACAGAAACAAAGAAAAAGCAATGATGTCTTTATCAAACAGACACTATTGGGGTTCTTGAAAGATACCTGTATTTTACTTCGTGATGCCGTAGATAGTGTAGCAGATCCTGATGCTCATTTCCAAATTGACAGGGTGATGGTTGAATACGGACATATCTACAATGTAATTTATTATTACAATGAACCAGGTTATTCATATCCAAAACAAATAAAAGTATTCAGTGTTGTCTATTACCCTGGCGGTGATGTGAACTTGGAAATGAATTTATGGTCTACCAATGAGTATGAAGGAACTGTTGGTATGGAAATGAGGGAAAACCTATTGAATTTCTTACTACAATACAACCTAATGGGAGATATTGTAAAAAGGTTACAACACCTCATCCCAATGTTAAAAGACCTCCAGAACAAACAAAAACAGAGTGAAAGCAATATGTGGAAAGCATACCGCAGTAAAACTGATGAAATGTTTATGGAGGTAAACAAAACACTAGTAAATGGTATAACGATAGCACTTACAGAACCCTATGATTTTACCTATGGTAACAGAACTTTCTTTGGTGATATTCTTACTTTTATAAAAAAAGATGGTAAGAGAAATGGTGAACTTATATTACATAATACTATAACTCACCAAAGTGTTTCATGGGATAAACTCCCACTAAATTCACTGGCTAGAATATCAAGGGATATTGTACATCATGAAAGAAACTTGGGAGAGTAGTTATGTCAATTAGAAAAAAACAGATATACAACAAGCAATTACCCTTTGGTAAAAAATGTGAAAATGCTGTAATAAAATTTATGGAGAAAAACCATAACACAACTTTGTTGGAACAAAGGGATGACAACAAATATGATTTTAAGATGAACACCAAAAAAGGTATTCTAACTTATGAGGTCAAAGGTGATAAACATTGTATACCCGATGAAATTAGGGAAGGTAAAAGGATCAGGGGATATGATAGTGGGAATTTATTTATTGAGTTTGAGCAGAGTGGTAAACCAAGTGGTATTGAGGTTACCCTCGCTGATTGGTATGTTTATGTCTACTACTATTTGGGGGTGATGTATTGTATCAAAACCGATAAACTCCGTCAACTAATAAAGGACAACGATTTTGTTGTCAAGACGGTAAATGATGAAGAAACACCAAACAGAGGTTATCTAATACCCCGTGAACAATACAAAGAGCATTTTATAATTTATAATATAAGATAATATATTTTGTCGTATAAAATATTTGTTGTATATTTGTTGAACAAATAAAAATAAACAAAATGAAAACTTACATCGTAAAAAAACGCATCACTGACAAATACGCAACACGCACTCTTGTGGTTGAAGAGTGGGTTGAAGACAACCAACGATACCAACGAGTAGAGTTATTGGGTAAAGGTCAACGCAGTGGTAGTGGTAAGAATATTGTATATGGTATCAGCCCCGTAGATGAAAAATGTTACAACCTTGAAAGTATTATTGACGCCCACCAACATCTAATTTTTTCATAATGGCACTACAAACTCTTACCTTCACACCCAAACAAGTTGAACATATACACGGAACTATCCGCGACCAACTCTTTGAGATAAATGACCTTATGGAAAGTGATGACCTAACCAAATTAGATATTGTATTTCTTACCGAACACAGAATTATGCTAAAACAAATTCTATCACAATTAGAAAAAAAAGTTTAGTTATATTTTGCCAGTAAAAAAATTTGTTATACCTTTACAACTCTAACCTCAAAACCTAAAATCTAAAATGAAAAAAATTATCATCACCGAAGAAGTAGAAACAACAACCGAACTGGTTACATTGTTGGTACATATCTCAAACCTTGTTGATGAAGGATATACACAGGGATACTATCCTCATTGGACAATTCAAGATGTCCAAGAATAATTTTGCCATATCAAAAAATTGTTGTACCTTTACTGAACTGAAAATAACAATAAAAACAAAAACAAAATGGCTAACTGTAAATACTTCCTCGTAACCTCTGTATCACGCGTATACGGAAAAGAAAAAACACAAGGTTTTATCATGGGTTCAAGAGGTCGCAAAATTGAAACCCACCTAAACAAAATACTCAAGCGTGAATATACCTACATTGAAGTAGACCGTGAAACTTTTTACAAAAATGAAGGTTCTATTTGTATCCTATAATTTTTCATAATTATTTCATTTTATATTTGGTTTTTTTCTAATTATTGTTATATTTATAGTAAATAAATAAATATAAATACAAAAAAAATGGCACACTACAAAGACATGTTGGACGCAGCAGTTGATAATGAATTGGAAAAACAACTCGCTGATGAGGAATACTGGTATTACAGGTTCATACAAGAAACAGAAAATACTAATAAAATTGTAAAAACTGCTTTCACCCATGTATAACAACAACAATGACGATAAAAAACAGATGTATATTATCCGTCAATCACAATTGGAAAGATCCCTTGAATACTACACTATGTTGGGAAAAAAACCATCTATGTTGGAGTGGGTAAAAACCGCTGAACTATTGAAGGATTATGTCCTAAATGGTGTTAGTGAAGATGTAAAAAAAAGAATAAATGGGTTGGATAAGTACAACCAAAATGAATTATTGGATGACATCATCCAATTACAAAACTAGTTCTGTCATTGAAATAGTGTTTTTATTTTGTTTCAGGGGGGGTGTTATCATCCCCCTTGTAATTTTTCCAAACCTTCTGTAATGTATACACAAGGGTTGCTGTCAAAACTAAAACCTTCAATACCATTTCCACATTTGCTAATGAGAAAGATAAACTCATTACATTTAGGAATATCAACCTGTCGTTGATACAACTTAAAAAACTTTTCATTTTTTACTCACCACTACCTTTACCTCCGTACCATGAAGGATACGGACATCCATACCAGTTATTACTTGAATAAGTACCTAATGCTAAACCCGAAGCATTTTTACTAACAAACTTTCCACCACTCGGTAATGTAATATTACTCTTGAATGCTCCACCAAATTCGGGTATCAACTGACCGTTATTTGTGGTTACTGTATATTGTGGGTATTTCCAATTGTTAAAAACAAGGTGTCTACGCAGTAGGTTGTCATTGAATTGTGCTTGATCTCTGGCACCATTTTTTAGGTATGCGAACTCTTTTATTCCTATCGGGTTACTTTGTTCACTACGGAATTGTTGTAGACCCACATTTACAAACTTTACAAAGAAATTGTCCAACGCTAGATAGTATGCGTAACTGATAAGGGTTGGTTGGATAAAGTTGTTCAACAATTCCTTATAATCTATTTTGATAGGGTCTTCAATGTCCCCTGTTTTTACCAAATCAAGGATGTACTCATACAAGTTGGTTCCCAAACTTTCTTGGATAAAAATTTGTTGTGCTTGTTGAATAGCAAAACGCAATTCACCACTATCAACATTATCTGTGATACTCGTATTTGCTTTGAGTTTTTCTTCGGTTATTAGGAGCACATTGTAGATCATACTATTTGATTTTGTTGTATTTCCAAACTTACTGCTTGATCAGGGTACATGAGTTGTACAATGGGTTGTAATTCTCTCAACATAAACTCTTGTAGTGGTTTTATACTTGTGTTCATAAATAGTTTGTAGGTCGTTTCCAACTGCTCCGCACTTGAATTAAAACCCGTTGGTGATGGTAGACCAATGATACTACCATCCACAATTTTATGACCCGCTAAAATGTTTTCTCTAACCAAACCAAAAATTTCGGCATATCCCCCTGTTGCCATCGTTGGGGTAATTTGTGTAATTTCAGGTTTACCACCTTCACCACCATAAGAAACAATTATTCTACCTGCGTTTTCACTACCACGATAACGGGCTTCCAAACGGGCTAAAATATCTTCTTGGTCGTTCTGGCTATCAGGTGCTTCTTGTGGGAAGTGAACCCACATTGAAGGTGATGCTCCGTTCATAATATTGTGTAGGTTGAACGAACTGATGGCTCTTGATAGTTGGATATCCAACATACTGCTTAAGTAATCTGGAACCCCGTAAAATAGGTAACCAGGTTGGTATTGTTTGATGTGAATAATTTGTCTATCTGTATAATTCTTTGGGTCAAACTCCTTGAACTCAATTACACCTGCTTTTCTGTAATTAGCCCAATCGTGGCAGTATAACCATGTATCACTGATCAGTTCAGCATCCTTTGGTTTACCTGCTCTCATATACTTGGATGGAATTACATGGAACCCCGCAATACCTTCTTCCCTAGAATTTCGCCACACAATTTCAAGGAAAAGGTTGCCTCCCACTATGAACTCCCAAAACATCTGTTTTACAACATCATTTAGGCTTTCCTTGTTGTTTATCTTATAATCGGTGGTAAAACCTTTACCACTGGCATTATCTACCTTACTACGGATACAGGCTGCGTGAATAGGTGAAAAATCGGCAAAATCATACCATCTTTCAATTTCCATGTTATCCGCCCCCCACCTGACAAAAAACTCATTTCGGTTTATCTTTTCAACAAACCTACTGAACCCGCCAGCGTTATTAAATTGTAGTGCGTCTATCTTAATCATTATCAGGGTTATAAACTATAAATACATCGCTGTTCCCGCTATATGCGTCAGGGGTAAGGGTGTTTGTCCCCACTACCATACCAATTACTTCATACACTAGTTCATCAGCGTTATTAGGGTTTAGGTTGGTGGAACTATCTTGTGCCCATACTCTAACCCAATATTCACCAGGTATAAGATGGACATTTGTGGTTCCACTTGTGGTATTACCCGTTAGGCTTTGAGGTATACTATCATCAACATTTATATTGAATAAATTGTATGCGGGGTAATATGTAGAAGTATAAGGAATTTCATACGGAATAAAACACCAACTTTGGAAAGTTAGTTTATGTACCATTTCCCACATAAAATAATCATACACCCCCAACATGTTTCTATCACATACTGCGGGTACATTATTCTGTTCGGCTTGGTTAATGTATATCATTATGCGGAAATTGTATTTATTGTTCCATCTTGTAAATACCTTACAATTCGGTTATACCCATCACCATTTATAAATACAAATGTTCCAATGCGATAAATTCTGTTACTACTATCTAACTGAATAATTTTGGTTAGTGGCTGTACCGACATTGTTTTTGGTAGGTAACTACCGATGTTAGTTGTGAAGGTACTATCAACAACACCATTTACTAAACTAACTCGTAATATACCACTATTTCCATAACCAGCGGAGTTACCAATATACATGTAATTATTAACTTCATCAAGGTATAAACCTATTGGTATGGCTATTGGAATACCTGTGTTGGTAAATGGTATATTGACACCACTTTCATTATACTTACCAACATAATTAGGTGAAGCACCATTTATGGTATAAGTAGTATTACCGACACAAACATATTCACCATTATCGGTTCTTTGGAATATACTATCTAAATTACCACCCCCACTTTGACCAGCACCCCATAGTGCGGTCTTTGTGTAAGTGGATGTTTCAATTTCTATCAACCTTGTTGCGGCTACACCAAAATAAGTTGTAAATGTACCAACACAAATTAGGTTTCCATTTCTGTTTAGGAATAAATTATTGACGGTATTGTTCAATGCCGCACCAGCAAATACTGAAACATCCAAACTACCTGAACTATCAAGTTTAGCAATTCTGTTTCTAGTTTGACCTTGTACCGCAGTGAAACTACCACCAATATATACATCACCAGTTGCTTGGTCAACCGCTACAGAATTAACAGAACCATTTGTAACTAATGTAAGACCACTCCAAACATTTAGACCTGTGGTTTTATCTATTTTAGCAATTCTCTGTGATGGAGTTACAAATGAACCATATACATAAATGTAATTACCAGTTTCATCTTCGGTTATACCATTTATAGTTGAACTGTATAACATAGTATTTGACCCCGCAGCAAACAAATCGCTAATACCACCATTGGTATCCATTTTAACCATACCCCATGAAGGTGTACCATTGAACCCGTAAAACAAACCACCAACAAAAATATTATCATCACCATCTATGAATATACTTTGTGTGGTATTATCAAAACCAGCACCGATATTGAATTGTGGAATTGGTGATGGTGTTGGCGTAGGTGTTGAAGATGGTGTCGGTGTAGGTGAACCTGCCGATGGGGAAGGTGTGGGCGTAGGTGATGGTGAAGGATCTGTGAAATAAGAAGTATCCACATCAAGGATAGCCCTTTGTTCCCCCAAATAATCACTAAACTGCGTTCTTGTAAAAACCTTACCCATGTAATTTGTGTACCTTTTCAATTAGTTCATCAACATTTACATCATTACCAGCACCGAAGGGGTGTTTTACCAACCTTCTAATATTTTGGTTATTGTAAAAGTATTCTGTAAGTACATAAATAGTGTCATTACGGAATAACCACTCAACCCCAATAATTTCATAACCATTGAATTGTTGGTTTCCCCACATAACATCTTTTTTTACTTTTGTTCCCATATTAACTCCAAACTGCCATATCAAATCGTGCTCCACCAGTGGTCAAGTTGGAAACAGTAACCGTTCTTGTACCTGTTGTTGTTTGTAGAAAATCAGCACCACCAGTTTCTTGTTGGTATCCAACATCCCCATTATTTCTCTCAAACCTTTCTGTTGCGTTTGTCCAAGTGAAATTATTAGAATAACTACTATCGGTATTTACACCAATTCCCATTGACCTTGAAGGTAATGACGATGTTGTTAGTGATAATGATGATGCTAAACCACTAGCACTACCTGTCCAATAAGGTGTTGTAGATGAATAACCAACAATTCTCCAAACACCCATTACAAGAGAATTTGAGGTTGCTGATGTTGTGATGGATACCGTACCAGTAGAACCAGTTACCACAGCGTAGAATAAGCCATTTAGGTATAAA